TAAACACCCTCGAGTCAGTCTGGATTCAGGGTAAACTTCGTATGTGGGGCCGATGGTCATATATTGGATCCGGCTCAGGTGGTCACATGTTTAATAACCTTCTCGCGTCAAAAAAAGTCAGTAAAACGGCCATTCAGCAGGTGTTGAAGCACCTCAAATCATCAGGCCTGGATCACGGTGAACTGATGTCATATTTTCTGGACATGCTTTCCGGAAAAGAAAAAAGCAACCTGGCGTTCTGTACCGATGAAGAAGCGTTGACCATCAACGCTGTACTCAGCGGTGTCCTTGTGCAGTCAGGGCATAAGAAGTTATACGCTCTTATTGAAGATCGTTATATCAAGCGCCTTAGCAAAAAGGCGATGGCCAGAGACTTAAATGAAAAACATCCTGAATGGTGCTTGCGTACATGTGAGAGCCGGATCGATGTTTGGCTAAATTTTGCAGAATCGATGCTTTACGCGCCAATGTGTGACGCATTCGATAAAAAAGTTGATCGATTCCGGTTGCAAAGTTGCGCGGGGATTGCTTGAATTCAGCTATGCTCGCGAAGCTACACCCGCAGCGATAGATAAAAATTAATAACCCGCCATCCAAGCGGGTTTTGTCGTTTCTGGAGGATAGAAAAATGAAATAGCTAAACGGAAAGACCGCGTTGGATGCCATATTTTGGCAACGTGACGACAGCGTTAATCTGGTCGGGCTCCCATGGCGACGTAGTGAGGGAGAGGAAGCTTAAAGCATCACTTAGTTACGGCTGGCGCCCGGTTTAACGCATCAGTAGCCCGACAAAGAGATAGTGCGCCGCGACACTCACAGCGGCAACGATTAACGAGCCTCGGTATTTACCGGGGCTTCATCATATTCAGGGCTCGCTGACGGACGGCTCATAACCCAATCCGACAGGCGCTTGCGCAGAGCCCGCCTCTATATCAGGCTCCGGGTTCCATCTTCGACATTGCCCCGTAGCATATACAGCCCGATAGCCTGATCCCTTACAACACACAGCGTTGATAACCGCGTTCCCGGCATATGTGCCTTTCTCGTATTCGATGTTGAAATCCTGCTGCGTCAGACCAGTACCAATCACACGCCCGAGAATAAGTCCGTAACTGATGCCATTGCGCAGAGTCTTCAGCGCGCGGCGCTGCAGGCGGTCGATGCCGTTCTTCTCGTAGTACAGCGGGTTAACGGTGGTGTTTGAACCGTTGATGATTTCGTTAGCCAGATCGAGCTCGAGGTTGATTGCAGTCCACGCCACGGAATACCAGTAATTGAACGGATTACCGTCCAGCATGTGACCAGCCACCAGCATTTTGTTGCTCAGCCCACCTTCCGCGGCGGTGCCAACGTAATTGATGCTGTTGTCCTGGAGTTGTTTAAGCAGCGTGCCATTCCCTTCTACCGGGTACTCGGTTACGCCGTATCCAAAACGGTACGCCATTGGCGGAACCATATTTGATGAGCCTGGGTCGTTTGCCAGAGAGGACTGGAACCAGGCGGCCATGGAAAACTCGCCTGCAGGGATGTTTGGGGATTCGACACCTGCAAAGACCGATTTATTTTTGGTGGTGACCCACGCCGGGTAGGTCGAGATCGTGGTGGTGACAAAGAAATACACCAGTGACGCCGGGCTGGTATACAGGCCCGTCATGGTCTTAAACGTTGGCTCAGTATCCCATTCACGTGGGACCAAGTAGGAGAAGAATTTCTGGTACGTGTTGCCGAGGGAAATATCTTTATCGATAAAATCGCTCAATGCCGCAATCGCCGATGTAACACTTATGTCTCCCAGTTCGAGAACGTAAACAGCCCGATTAGAACCCTGCCCCCAGTATGTGGTATTCATTTGCTGGATTTCCCCAGCCGCAACTGTTGTCACCGTACCCATTACTGTTGCAGTTCCAGGATCGCTGCTTAGCGTATAGGTAAAGGTTTTATTCCCCGTAACGGAGGCAGTGTAAGCCCCGTTATACGCTTCCGGAGTCGCGCCAGAAATGACTACCGGGATTTGGTCCCCACTGGACCAGCCATGATTTTCTGAAAGAGTCACCGTAACAACATTGGCAGCCCATGTAAGAGTAGAAATTGTCTTCGCTGGCGCGACGATATTTTTTAGATCATCCTTTGACGTCAGCAACTGATAACTGCCCGCCGCCAACGTGGTCCCTCCAGTGGAGATCATCGCACCAGACTTTAATAACTGAGATGGTTTTGGCGGATTGGTCACCGACACATTGATATTTACGATTGTCATTTAGATTATTTCTCCACGTAAATGGACGGGATTGCAGACGTAATCAGCCCGCGGGCGACGTTCCTCATCCGCTGCTGGTAATAATTGACTTTGAACTTGATTTTTTTCCGCATGGCGATGATGTTGAGTTCGTTTTGCGTTACGCGCTCATCCTGTACCACGGGGATATTCATCACGCCCATTTCAGCATCATCACGGAGCGTGTACTGCTGGACAAGCCGGAGAAAATCTTCCACCGCCGCATTACGCAGGCCAGTTATCGAAATGGTCACATCCTCTGAAACCAACTGGTACTGATTGGATTTTTCGTCCAGATAGAATGCTCCCGCAATGGGGACCGGCTCGCCACATTTCACCGTGGCATAAGGCGGTGCCAGATTCTGCAGGGACAACATAGCCGGATACATCGGCATGAATTGATTCAGTGATAACCAGATCGGAAGCGAGTTAGAAACCACGACATCAGTCAGATCGATGTCGTCGGCAGAGTTGATAATCTGCGACAGCATATGCGGGTAAATTGCATGCCCGGTGTAATGATAGATGTTCGCTGGTTCGTTCAGCCCGGAACGGCGGGAGAAGGCAAACTGAATGCCGTAAAACTCCCCGATGTAAAGTACCTCTGAACCAATATCATTAAACGGATCGATATCGGCCTGCGCGGTGAAGGTCACCACATTTTTGTCGTAGAGTTGCTCTTCATCCTGGATAGATTCGGTTGTCAGGTGCAGATAACCTTTTACATTTTTTGTGTCTGGCTCAGTATCAGGATCATCAGCCAGAATTGAAGCCTTAACCCAGAAAACAAATCCATCCAGAGGAAGTACTTTCCTGACATATTTTGTGAACGTCACGGAGGCTGAACGACTGATATCATCCATCCCCTGAACCAGCGAAGCATTAAGCTCCGTTTTTGCCTGAGATAGCTCACTGAGGGAAGGCATTCAACACCCCGCTTACCCAGGCCCGCATAGAGGCCTGAAACATTCCCGTATCGATGAAAGAGGGGCGCTGCTCCCCTTTCTTGTTTTTGAAACGCTTGCTGATTCCTTCAAGCGCCCGGGCTGTCGGGACACCTTCGGTACCGTTCATTTCGGCGTTATCGAGAAAAGCGACAAAAAGGTGATGAACCTGCGACATTGATTCCGCAAAAGGATCGGATGGAGGCGGCGCACCTGCCAGCAAGTTCTCAAGACCTGCAGCAAGGTCATCACTCATCAGTTGAGCAATCTCCTCACCATGCCGATCAAAGAACGTCTGCATGATGTGATATTTTCCCTCAAGAATTTCGGCCACATCTCCGGTGGTCGTATTCTCGTTTTCGTAGGGTATATCCATCACGCCCAGGTGAAGTTTCATGTAAGCCCCCACAAATCACCATATTGCTGAGCGATTGCCAGGTACCAGCGACCGTATGGATCTTTGAGTTGTTGGAGGTCAGCAAGAGAAAGATTTTTTAGCGCGTCGCTGACTACCCGGGTCTGGCTGGTTGACTCATCAGCGGAAGCACTGATAACGCCAGCAGTGAAATTATTAATGCCCAGTTTTTCACGTACAGGGCCGAAAACATCCTCAGGACCGAAATTAATCAGGAAGGAAGCCGCGAGGTTATAGACCGCCTGCGAATAAAGAACTGGGCTGATACACGCAATCTGGCGGTTCACCCAGTCCAGTGACATTGACCAGGTAAGGTAAATGGACGGTGCATCATCAGGTAGATCGTCGATATTTACACCCATCGTATTGCGAATAAACAGGATAAATCCGGCCAGATCAGGCATGGCGTTCCTCACTTATTTTTTCTTTTTGGATCCCGCACTCACCGCTAGTGTTTCGTCAACGAATTCGGTTTCATCTTTATCATCCGTAGCGTTCAGGCGTTGCTCTGCGCTCACCTCCAGCTCTCCCCGATAGCCGTTGTCTTGTTCACTGAGCACGCTGTCTGTTGCCAGTACTGACGCCTGCCGACGGTCATGAGCTGCACGATTCAGGTGACCATCGTTATCCCGCATGGCTTTTTCGATCACTTTTGACGCCACGGGTTTATCAATGCTGTAACACAGCCCGATATAAATACGGTTCTGGTCAATTTTTGTCGCGTCAATCAGGCCGTACTCCGCGTGCTGCTGAATAATGAGGTCGATCTCTGCGCGTGTTCCGTCAATAACGACAGCCTGTGAACCAGCATTAATCGGGTGATACACGAGACGACCTGTTTCAGGTTTACGATAGGCGAAATCGTGACGCTGCTTGGTGGTATTGGCGATATACAGTTTCATGTGTACTCCTGGTTAAAAAAATCCCCGCGTACCACCAGGTACACAGGGAAATCTGCGAGGGAAAATTAATTGCTGTATTTCATCGAAATGATGGTCAGCGCCTCAGGACGAAGCACCCAGCCGGAAGTGGAGCGCAGTTCGGAAAGTACGTCGATCGCCCCACCCGCAATCGGAGTCGGGATTTCTCGCGGTGCGGCCATGTCACACAGCATCAGTGATGTCGCTTCCAACGACGGGCTAAGTTTCGCGAATTCGTTAGTGTTGATTTTCGCGTTCACCTCCGGCCGTTCAACTTCTGGCATGGCGATAATCACTGCATCAGTACCATTTGCCCCAGCACCGATTAGTGTATCGTCATAAACCCAGTCAATGCCGCAGTCTGCATCGTCTGCAACACCAGCAACGGTCCCTTTAACTGTCGCAGTACCGCCGCCAGGACGCTGGTAACTGGTCAACTGAACAATCTGCTGCATCTCCATCGTACCCAGCGTACGCTGAGGGCCAAGAATAACCATTCGTGACGGACGGCCCATTTGCATAGTGCGGGTGCGGATTGCCTGAATCTGTGCCAGCAGGAATACAGCCATTTCGCCATGATCGTAAGTCAGGACGGTAGTATTTCCGCCACTGTCTGCCGGAAGACTGATAGTGGTCGCACCGTTGGTATTCAGAACACCTTCACCGCCAGCTGGATTCATGCCGTACAGCAGCGCATTTCGCAGTTGCTGGAAAATTGCCTGCCGGGTACCAAGACGCTGAGCTTCCGGCAATGCAATCCCCCAGTTCCCCGCAGCGGCCATATCATGATGATCGTAAATGGCGCGGGCGCGGAACATATACGTTGGCGTACTAACCATTCGTGCATCCAGTGCAACGGATGGCAACTGGTTGGCATTCCCAGACTGGCTGGAGGTAACCTGAGTACGAATATCCAGACGTTTCATGTAAACGTACTGGTCACCGTCAGACAGACGAACCAGCGGGTTACCACTGGCCATAACGGAAAATGCGCCAGATGCCTGCTGATAGGACAGGATCATTTCCGGCATGATGTACGACGGATTTACAATTTGATAAGCGGGTGTAATAGCTGGCATCTCTTAGCCTCTCCTGATTACAGCAGAATTACCGCAGCGTTTCCGCTGTCGTTCCAGGTAGCAAAGCCCGTCGCCGAATCGTAAGAAACGGTTTTGCTGTTACCCATCTGCATTTCGATGATTTTTACCGGAAGGGCGACGTCCTGCACTTTTGCCGCCCCTACCGTTCCCTGAGTGGTTGCATTGCCTGTAGGCACTGAAACCGGGGTAAATGTGAATGTGGTTGCCGTAGGAACACTGAGCACCTGAACGATACCGTTATATGCAGCCGGAGCCGCACCAGTAATATCCACATAACCGCCCACTTTCAGTCCATGAGCGCTGGCAGTCGTCGCGGTAGCGAACCCTGAAGCATTGGAAGTAGGAGAAGTCCATGTGATTTCCGTGGTCGCCACATCTGCCGCTACTGTGCTGAATACATCGAGGCAATCCTCAGCAAAGTTCCAGACCAACGGCTGATTAACGGAAATCCCCGCGCTGGCCAGAGAGATCACGGCATCAGAGGCTTTGACCGGAACACGCATCCCGGAACCCAGACGATAGAACGACACACTCATGTTGCTGAGGAAAAGAGGCACTGGCGATTGCGGAGTGGTCAGGCCATTGTGTGCCTGGTTGAATACAGAGAACCCCACCAGTTGTGAAAGAGTGGTAGCTCGTTTGATAACGCTGCCTCGTGGTGCTGAAGATGCTCCCGGCACCAGTTCATTGACAGCCAGACCGCCCCAGAGAGGTTTTACTTCATCGCTGGAGAGGGTACCGGATGCCAATGCATAGCGCGCAGCTGGATCATCCAGCGCAACACCCTGAATGAGACCATCGGATTTCGTGTAGAAAGTACCACGCGCATTTGTGGTCTGCATTGGGTTTACTGACAGAATGCTCGACATGTTTATTGTTCTCCGGTTGATTACTGGTTGATGCCAGCGAGCTTACGGCTGACTGCCTGGAACGGAGCCCACGTCGCAGACGGGTCACCGATAAAGGTGCTGATACGGCGCCCGGTGGCGTCGGTGCGAATGACTTCACGCAACCCTGCGCCGGGTTCCAGACTGGAGGCCGCTGATGCCTGCGCATCGGCATAGATTTTTTTCTCCGCAATGCTCAGGAGTTGACTGTCTGCAATGGCATGCAGATCCACTTCTTTATAATCAGGAGAATATTTTTGCAGGCGTGTCATGATGCGGCGGCGATATGGCATCGCACGTTCACCCGCCATTGGTTGCGGTGCTCGCTCTCCGAAAGAAGCAAATACACTGTCCGCTTTGCACTGGGTATCAGCGATTTCGTTACGTTCTTCGTCGCTGAGTTCCTGAGGTACACGGCTTTTCATTTCTTCCATGTCCGCCCGGATTTTTTCCAGTTCAGCATCAGCTTTCGCCTTTTCTTCGGCTTCTGCATCTGCCTTGGCTTTCGCATCAGCGTCAGCTTTCGTTTTTTCTTCCTCTTCCTTGAGACGGGCAGCATCTTCATCAGCTTTCGCCTTTTCTGCTGCTTCGGCATCTGCTTTCGCTTTTTCCTCAGCATCGGCCTTTGCGCGGGCTTCGCGAGCGTCCAGCGCCTGGTTAATGAGTGCTAATACTTTTTCTTCATCCATTTTCTGGACCTCGTTCAAAAGTGTGTCGGATTTAACTCCCGTCGGATCCCCTAGCTTGTCCCAGACGCCCTGCTCACAAATGGCCAGGTGATCCAGTAAAACCGGAGTTCCTTCCAGCAGTAGCGGTTCGCCATCGACGTCGATCAGAACGTCATCGCCGCCCGTCACCGTGGGGGATGTACTGAGTTGCCGCGTTGAAAGATTCGCGGCGGCGTCGGTGTCATAAATGCGGGCCATTCCCCACACCTCATCACCTTTGATCCAGGCAAACGTAATCGTCCCGATCGTCCTTGAGGCGAATTCTTCACTATTCAGCGTGTTTTTTTCTGGATGCCACCAGATAACGGGCAAGCCAGAACACCGGGCGAGAAATTCATCCGTCAGGTAATTTTCAGGGGAGCGGTAGGCGTATTGCCTGAATTTGGATCGCCATGTAACACCCGTTCCGGTGATACGCAGCGCCCACAGGTACATATTTCTGAAAAATTGCGGGGATGTGAGTTGCCCGTCAGCAATAAGCCCGGCAACATCCATTTCATTGAGTGGTTCGGCATCAAGCATCGCCACCATACCTGGGTGTAGCGGATCGGGAAGTTCATCTGGAGAAAACCAGCCACAGGCCTGATTTTCATCGTTCAAAACCGCGTCGAATTGCTCAGCATCATCAGCAAGGTAAGTAACATAGCCATCAATCAGGGTATGAGGCGTCAGCGGTGCGGAATAATCAACCCCGCACTCCTCCAGAACTTCACGCCTTGCCGCGAATTCCGGCGTTTCCCCCTCTTCGAGTTTTCCGCCCGGTACCGCCCACGAACCATCATCCCCACGCTTAACCAGAAATATTTTCCCGCCAGACTTAAACAGGATCCCGGCAGCGTAGGTTTTCACTTATCCTCCGTTTTTTATGGTCTCGAAGTTTGCAGAACGACGACCGACTGATTTGTTGCCTTCAATGAATTTCCGCCATTTTTCGGTTTTCATTTCATCAGGCAGGCTTCGGACGTTATAGATGTACGTCAGGTAGCAACGACAAAAGACTTCTTCGCCCGGTTGCGTGATTTCATCGAGATAGCCCGCCGGACCAACCTTCATAAATCCCTTTTTTATCGCCCAGTTGCCACGAATGGCGTACACCAGCAAATCTCGTTCCTTATGAGGTTCACGAAAATCATAATTTGGTTGTCGCCAGTGGCTGTGCCAGACAGCAGCAATTGCCCCACCCTCAGTGGCAATGATGTTATCTATGTTGGCGATAAGCTTATGCGTCTGATCGACCATCACCCGACGCTGCTCGAAATCAATCTGACGGGCGGATTTTGCGATGTGCTGACTGGTAGCAATTACCCCGGTTCGGGAAGAAGCCGACAGGCCGGCGCTCATTTCGCTTATCGGCGGGATACTGGTTGCCCACCCGCTGAAGCGCTGAATGGTTTTATCGATGGCCTGCGTACGGTTGAGTTTTATCAGATCGGCGGATGCCATGATCCGGCGGTCCAGCTCAGCACGAAGTTTCGGTTCAAGGTAATTCAGAGTGAAGCGACTCACACCTATATGGCGTTTCAGCGCTTTTTCCCGTCCAATCTCCAGGTCATAGGCTGCAGTTAGCCGGCGGCTGACGTATCGGTATAGGTCATTTCCATCAACTTTGTTTTCCGTGGCATTGCGCAGGCGCTCAGTCCACATGATCAGGCTTTCTTCGCTGCTGTAACCGTATTCCAGAAAATGTTTAATGGCGTCACGCAGCTCTTTCACGAATGAGGCCATCGTAGTTATCCTCGTTATCGTTGCCTGTTGGAGGAGGGTCCGGAGGGCATTGCTCCAGCAGTTCGTAATCCAGCTCAAGCCGATCAGCAAACAGATTTTCGTTCATGTTGGCGTTTTCACAGCCCCATTTGATGAGCGTTGCCCTGTTTTGCGGGTCTTTAGTGAGCTGAGGCAGCAGCACGTTCAGCATCTCAGTAATCGCCTTAAAGCGGGTTTCGTCAACTTTGACCTTTTCGCTTTCAGGCTCTTTCAACGCTGACGGCCAGACGTAGTCGAAATTGTTCACCCAGGAATTGAATGCCGCCTCCCAGGTGATTTTTTCGTACTCTGGCATGTCGTTTTTCAATGCCTCAAAAAATTCGCGAGACCAGGCGCGGTATTGCACGATGCGCACAAAGAAATCGTAAAGCGGCTCAAGGTCTTTGCGAACGTCATCGATATATTGCGCTACCGCTTTTGCATCCTCGGTACCTTCGCCAAATCCGCGTGTGAATGTTTCGCTGTTAAGCAGAATGGCGGGCATGTCCGCCGCCGTAGCGATATTTGCCAGAATGTGATTGCGGGCAGTATCCAGCGGCTTTTCGAGGTTCTGCATATCGAGCGATTCAATTTTGTCATTCTCACCGACCTGTAACACATCGCCGTTTCCGCCTCGCTTCAACATCCAGCGCTTAATGCCGGACATTTTCTGCATCATATTGTTGACGATAGAACTGGCCTGCTTGATAAACGCCACCAGCAGCCCGGCTTTAATCGTTACCATGTCATCAGCGCGCATCGACTGAATGAATGATTTCAGCGGATAAAGCGCACGCTGATAAACGCTGCGCCCGGCAAAACCGAAGGACGACGAAGTGTAGGCCAGATAAATAGGATCCTCGTTCATCATCACGCAGCAGCGGCTATGATGGTAAGGTTGCCCCGCCGCAGTCACGCTTCCCACCTTCTGGAAATCAGCAGAATTAGGGTCCTGATTGAGCACCACAGAACCGGCTGTATTCATCGGATCCAGCACGTTGAAGGTGATGGATTTTTTATACAGTGTGTCAAACCCAGCGGCTTCGTTCGTAGGCTCGCCGTCAATGAGCATCACCACAGCGCCTACACCGTAAATTCTTGACTGGCGCGCAGTGTTGGCAATGATGCGATCGGCTTTAATCGCTTTCCACTCGCGCTCGAAAGCTTCACGCAGGCGTCTTTCAGGTCCACGAGTAACATGTACAGTTCGTGGTTCTGACATCGCCAGTTTTATAGGGCGATCTACCATCTTTCCGCCCAGCGGGTGAAACAAATAAATCAGCTTGCAGAGCTCGTACCCTGCCTGCGCGCCGGGTTCAATGCTTCCGCCCTCCAGAATCTTACTGAGGACGCCAGCATTGCTGCCCATGCAAATATCGTCGTCGTCCTGCATCAGAACCCCTCTCCGTTACCAAGGCCAAGCGCGACGCCGTAGTTAAAGCAGTCAAACAGATCGTCGTCCTGGTCTTCTTCACCGATGATGAACTTGAGCACCTGCGTCAGAAGATGATTTTTCTTCGATTGCTTGTACTCAACGATTTTGTCAAAGGCGTATTTAGAAATGCGTACTTTCCCGGACGCCACATAACCAGAAATGTTGATGGCGCGAGACTCTTTAGGAAGTGACGTTAAATCACTGTCAATAGGGTGTACGTTCCACCCCTCATTAGCGCCCTGCTGTAACAGGGTGATTCCGGTTGCCTTGTCCTCAATGAACAGTCCTGTAGTCCCCATACGCGCGCGGCATATTTCGCTAAGCTGTTTGGCCTTTCCTTCCCACTGAGGAACAATGTCTTTCAGGAAATATCCGTCAATTTGGATAATGTCCCAGTCCAGAATAACGAGGTGTGGCGATGGCAGGTTATCCAGCGCAAACCAGATGCATGCGGAGCCATCGTTCTGGAGCTTCCCCTTCTGCGCACAGTCAACAACGCCATAAACCGTATCGCAGGAAAACGGGTAGTCGACCGGCGCGCCATCTTCCAGAATCCAGTCGAGTTTGAAAAAGTTCTGCCCGCGCCAGTCCACAAATTCAGCGTTATATTCCTGCTGAACCACCAGCGGCGGGCGACCATCAATAATTCGCGCCAGCGCAGCCGGATTAATAGTCGGGTTGGCAGCGGTCGGTGCGTGATGTTCCTCCCAGCCCATCGATTTATCGTTACAGGCCTGATAGAAAAAATTCTCGTCATCAACGCCTTTCGGCGTACCGGCCATGACTGCATCGCCGTCAAAGTCGAGCAACGTCGGCTCTATTGCCTGTTCCCAGATATCACGCATGCCCTTTTTTACCAGGCTGCCTTCATCGATGATGACTTTGTGATATTTACGGGATCGACCAGCATCAGGGTTATCCAGCGTCCAGAACTCGACCTGCCCCCCACCAATGGTTTCGATAATCGCATCGGTCTTACTGGAACTAACCGTGATTGGCTTTAACAGGTCCCGTATAGCTTTAAACGACGGCAGCAGAATTTTATAAGACGGTGCAAACCAGCCTACACGCATCTGTCGTGCTGCCCAGTTCCCTCCAGCCTGTTCCAACATCGTTGTCTTGCCGTAACGACGTCCGGCACGGATAACTTTTCGTTTTGCAGGTGAGCGATAAATTTTCTTTTGCCCTGCATGGAACGGCAGGAACTCAATAACATGTTCAGTCGCCATCAGGGGAATTCACCAGTTTAATGACCACTGTCGGCTCGTCGTCTTTGCCCTTGCCTTTACGCTTAAGCTCAACTTCCTGTTCCAGACGTTCGGCTTCGGCGGTGCGTTTTCGGATTTCCAGATCCAGCAGCCGTTGCGCCAGTTCGGATTCAGTCAGGCCCAGACGCCGCATTATCGCTTCAAACATTTTTTCGCGGCTGATGGTCGATATTTCGATCCCACCTTTCACCAGCTTGGTACCGGAGTATGCCAGGCGAGCTATTGAGGATAGTTTGGTTGTGTCAGCAAAATACGGCCTGCCAACTCCATCACCATTGCAGCGAGGACAATCAGGATTAGGCTCGCGGTTGTGGTTGTAGCCATATCCGCCAGCATCATCCGGCTCTTTCCCTTTTTTGGCTTTTGCCTCCGCTTCCCTCTCTTCAAACTCGATAACATCACGCCATTGGTAGTGATGACCAAATCCCCAGCAGTAACGGCAACATCCCCGTCGATATTGCGAGATTTCGTTAGCGTCGAACGTAGCGAGCTGCCACATCTTTTCGAGTACTTCATCTGCACTCGCCAAAGTGCGCACAAGTGAATCTCTTTGCTGCTGCGCAATTGCCTGCGCAACGTGAAGTAATGTTAGGAGTTGCCTACCGTAGCTTGCGTCACTGTAACCAGCGCGCTCGGCTGCGGCTGTCGCGTTCTGGTCTATGAGATATTCAGCAACGAAGCGTTTCTGTTGGGGAGTCAGTTCACTATCAAGAAGTTTCTCTGCGCTTTTTCTTGCCTGCGCAGTGCGCATTTTTTTCTGCGCAGATTGTTGCGCATTTTGCGCAGTCGGTTTTTTTATGTAGCGGCGGGCAGATGTGTAATTCAGTCCCTGCGCTTCACACCAGTTTTTGGGGGAAATACCGGATTTAGCATGCTCGGCGAGGAACTGGTGTTGCAGTGCTCCCCAGTCCGGTTTTGCCATATCTGATCACCTGCCTGTTTGTCATTATCGCAGACACTCATAGAATGCCTGCTGTAATGCCTTAGCCCTTCAGAAATTCGTCAGTCTTAGCCACGATCTGACTTTCCAGCAGCTCTGCATGTGAACTGGTCACAATGGCTTGATGATGTGGGTGCACATTTTCAGCCAGCCATTTCATCAGTGGTTTGGCTGCCTCCTGAAAAGTGTTATCGCTCTCATAAATCGGGGTGCATCTGAATTCATTAACGCGACTGATGCGGACAGAGCGAGTTTTCAGTGAATCAGGCTCACAAAAAAGGGTGATAAATTTTTCCCCATCAAGAACTGCTTTTCTCAGGTCAAATTGAGAGTTGGAGTATCCAGTAAAAAAAGGTCTCCTTCCTTCACAGGAAATTATTTCACTGATCATAGAGTTGGATCTGGGAGCATCAAATAATTCAACCTTCCAGTATTTAATCAACTTAATTTCCATTACCGTTCCCCGTTACTTTGTCGTAGGTTCGCTCGCAAGTACTGCCGGCGACATAACGCTCATCAGCCTCTTTTGCGAATTTTCCCGCCAGATCGTCAGCTTCGCTGAGCAACTGGGCGAGCAATATTCCGGCCTCGGCTTTTGCCTGGCTTGCTGCTGCAAGGGCGGAAACTCTGCCGGTTTCACTTGTTGCGAGTTGCCGTTGTATTTCGGCGAGCTGCTGTTGCAACCCACCGCGAGCACGCTTAGCAGCGTCAGCATCAGCCTGTACTTTTGCCAGTTCTTCATCGGCTTTCTCTCGTTCTTCATCTACGGCCCGCTGGCGGCGCTGTTCTTCTGCTCGTTCGGCTACTTCACGCTGCAGTAAGGCAGTCGCATCAGTAAGGTCACGTTGCGCCCACTGCAATTTCCAGGATGAGTCCGCCTCCTGATACCCGCGTAAATAACACCAGTACGCTGCCGCGCATAACAAAAAAGCCACCAGCAGTATTTCTGCTAATGGCTTCCAGTATTTTCGTATCAGCGCGAGAACCATAATTAGCCTGCCTGTTCGACAGCGCGATCAAATGTATCAGAGCTGTATGGTTGGTTCCCGTTCTCGTGCTTAATGATGGCTTGTAGCAACTTAATCATGAAGCGACTGTCATTGGTATCAATGCGCTGGTCGGGAGTAACGCCCGTCGCCTGAGCCACGCTATTGATATAGGCCTGCGTGTTATTCTCGTTTGGTGGTGCCCAGCGTTTGATAATGCCGCTTACCGTGTCCAATCCATACTTACGCTGATAATTACGCAAAATGATAATCATTGCCCGAATGCCATATTCAGGAGTAGTGAACTGGCAAAATGATTTGTCCGTTCGTTGATCTTTTGGGACCAGGCCTTTCCAATCGTCACCCCAGCGAATATTTCCGGGGTTATTGTTACGGATCCCACGCGGAGTCTGAATTGTCATAATCACACCTTGTTATTGTCGCTACCGACACCAAGTCGATTGCCAATTAACCGCATTGCAAATCCTCGGATGGCATCAACACCAATCAGCCCGACTCCGCCACCGATGGCCACAGACAGAGATTTAGGCCAACCGAAATATTCCAACGCTGATGAGAAGGTCAAGGTCAGGGCACCACAAAGAAGAATTTCGAGTGTTTTTTTCTTCCAACCACCACCACCACCAAAGTAAGCGATGCGTAAACCAGCCATGAATAACGACATGAGAACAGCGCCCAGCGGCGTATCTCCGCGCCACCAGCTCTGGAATAATTCCAGCCAGTCCGGCCAGGTATTGGGGTTATGAGGCATTTTCATGATCTCTCACCTCGCGCATATTGCGGGTGCTAATTGAGGGAATAAAAAATCCCCGAACATCCAGGAGCGGAAACGGGGAAAGGCGTTGCACTAAACGGACCTGTCAGCGGCCTTAAATAAGAAAACCCCGGCAAATGCCGAGGTCCGTTAATCGTTGCCGCTGTGAGTGTCGCGGCGCACTATCTCTTTATCAGGCTACTTACGCGTTAAACCGGACGCCAACCGTAACTCAGTGATGCTTTACGCTTCCTCTCCCTCACTACGTCGCCATGGGAGCCCGACCAGATTAACGCTGTCGTCACGTTGCCAAAATATGGCATCCAATGCGGTCTTTCCGTTTAGCTATTTCATTTTTCCATCCTCCAGAAACGACAAAACCCGCTTGATGGCGGGTTATTAATTTTTATCTATCGCTGCGGGTGTAGCTTCGCGAGCATAGCTGAATTCAAGCAATCCCCGCGCAACTTTGCAACCGGAATCGATCAGCTTTTTTATCGAATACATCACACATTGGTAAATACAGCATGGCTTCCGCCATCTGCAACCAGACATCAATTCGGCTTTCGCAGGTACGTAGGCACCATTCCGGGTGACGAGTATTCAGTTCTCTTGCCATAGCCTTCTTACTCATACGATCCTTGTACCGATCAACTACCAATTTAAAAAGACGCTGATGACCAGTCCGAACCAATATTTCTCCGATCACAGCATCCATTAACAGGCCTTCTTCATCGGTACAGAATGCCAGGTTGCTTTTTTCTTTTCCGGAAAGCATGTCCAGAAAATATGACATCAGTTCACCGTGATCCAGACCTGATGATTTAAGGTGCTTCAACACCTGCTGAATGGCAGTTTTACTGACTTTTTTTGACGCGAGAAGGTTATTAAACATGTGACCACCTGAGCCGGATCCAATATATGACCATCGGCCCCACATACGAAGTTTACCCTGAATCCAGACTGACTCGAGGGTGTTTA